AGGAGCAGAAGCCGCAGGTGCGTCCGGGGCAGTCTTGGCAGCGGCTTTCTTGCTGCGAGAGTTTTTTGCCGGGGCGGCGGGGGCATCAGTACCCTTGCTTTCGATGGCCTCGGCCAGATGGTTGATGGCGGCGCTCAGTTCAGGAGCGTCAACGGTCACTTTCAGTTCGATCATGGTTTGTTACCTCCAAAATTTATTTGACGTGGGCATCGGTGCCCTTGTCGTAATTGAAAACGGGGAGAATCGTATCGTCTATGACGGCGGCGACAAGCAGGAGCGCCCACGATGCGATGAACATCAATGGGTTGATGGAGAGATCAAAAAAGACGCGGAGAAGCGGGTCGAACATGGCGTAGTACATAGCGACCTCGATCACGAAGAAAAGTGAGATGCGGCCCGCAAGGTTGATAATCTTATACATGAGCGGCCTCCCGTTTTGCTTTCCATGCGTTGTACCGGGCGAGGTTGTCAGGGTTCTCATAGAACGCCTTGCAAGCGGCGTAAAGCGTATCGCCCAGAACCCGCTTTTCTTTCTCCGGCATTTTGTCAAAGTCGATTGTGATGCTTTCCATGCTGTACCTCTCATTTCAAAGAGTGATAAATAATCACCCTTTTGCAAAAAAAATATCTTCTCGTTCCTGCGCGGACAGAGACAGCTCATCGGTCAGGGTGCGAATCTCGCTTGCCTTGAACTCGCTAATGCCATTCAGCTTATTATAAAGCCCTTGCTCCGATATGCCGAGCTTTTTTGCAAGATCACGCTTTGAAATTTGCGAACGGGTGATTGCAATTTCAAGAAGTAAACCGTTGAACATTTTATCAAACCTCCTCTCTGTTCTGGGCGTGATTATTTATCACTACACGCATCATAGCACCTAAGTGATTATTTGTCAACAGCTTTTTTGAAAAAAGTAAAAAAAACTTGATTTTTAGTCACATTTGTAGTAGAATACACATAAAGAAAACTTTATACATTGCGCTATATGGAGGTTTTTATGGATTCCATAGGTGATAGAATTAGGTTGTGCAGGAAGCGTCTCGGCATTTCACAGGCTGAACTTGCTGAAACAGTCGGATACGGAACGCGCTCAACCATTGCAAAAATTGAAGCAGGCAAAATTGACCCCTATCACAGTAAAATAGTTGCGCTTGCTCAGGCATTAAAAACCACGCCAGAGTATTTAATTGGGTGGACGTCGGACGATTATGATTGGGATGATGACCCGGATAATCGACTTGATGCCATCCCTGATGCAGTCCGTAAAGAACTGACAGAAAAACATCACGGTAATAGTCGCCTTATGTGGGATGATTGGCAGGCGATGGAGCAGGATGCCGCGCGAGAAGCGGCAAAGAGCCGCGCTGTTCCCAAGGGCTTTATACCGTTGCCAGACACAAAGACCATTCCCGTTATCGGTAACATCGCCTGTGGCACTCCGATACTGGCGCAGGAGAACATAGAGAGATATATCAGCGTGTCGTCTCTATGGAAAGCAGATTTTGCACTTATCTGTAAAGGCGATTCAATGTCGCCGACAATTCAAGACGGCGATCTGGTCTGCATCCGATCTCAGCCGAATGTTGAGAATGGGCAGATTGCGGCGGTGCTAATTGACGATGAAGCAACGCTCAAGCACTTTTATCGGCGCGGCGATACGGTAATCCTGCATCCAGAGAATCCCCGGTTTGCGCCGATGACCTACACCAAAGAAGAAATCAATGATCTGCACATTGAGGGCGTGGCTGTTGGTATCTGCCGTGGTCTGCCTGAATACGGCCCGGAGGCGATTTAATATGTCACAGTTTGTAACTCCCACAAGCCATAAAAGCCGCCGCACGGCTCTGATTTTATGCTTGATAGGCGGGCTTTTTGGATTGCACCGTTTTTATGTTGGAAAATGGGGCACAGGATTCTTGTACCTCATCACTTTTGGATTCTTTTTCATTGGCGCCATTATAGACTTTATTCATATTTTGCGGGGCACTTTCAAGGATAAAAATGGGATGCCGCTGATTGAATGGTAGTATATTTTAACAGAATCAGCCTATTTTGATAAATAGGGGGTGATAGTTTGAGTTCAGTTGAAACAACCGCCGTTGTTTACGCACGGTATTCATCCCACGGCCAGACCGAGCAATCTATCGAGGGGCAGATCGCCGCAGCGCAGAAGTATGCAGAGCAACATGGCTACACAATCATTCACATCTACGCTGATCGGGCAATGACCGGGCGCAATGATGATCGAGAAGAATTTCAAAAGATGCTGTCCGATACTGCGACGCGTCAATTCGGGGTCATCCTGCTATGGAAGATTGACCGATTCGGGCGTAACCGTGAAGAAATTGCATTTAACCGCTATCGCTGCAAAAAGAACGGGGTTAGGGTGGAGCGCGTCGCAGAGGATGTGCCGGATGGCCCAGAGGGCGTTATTCTGGATTCCGTGCTTGAGGGCATGGCAGAATACTACTCACTCCAACTGGCGCAGAACGTGCGCCGGGGTCAGCGTGAGAGTGCCAAGAAATCCCAAACAGTGGGCGGATGCAAAATCATCGGATACAATGTCAACCCAGATACCAAACGATACGAGGTTGACCCCAAAACTGCCCCGTTCGTGACCGAGGTTTTCAAGCGATATGCCAACGGCGAAACCATCTCGGAAATCGTCGCATGGCTCAACGCGCAGGGGGTTAGGACAACGCGCGGCGGAGAGTTCACCGTCAACAGCCTGCACCGCCTGCTGAAAAATGAGAAGTACACCGGCGTGTACATCTTCCACGACATCCGCAATGAGGGCGGTATGCCCGCGCTGATTGACCGCGCCACATTCGACAAAGCGCAGGAAATGCTCAAGGTCAACCGCCGTGCCCCGGCACGGGTGTGGTCTAAAACCGAATACCTACTGACTGATAAGCTGTTCTGCGGCCACTGTGGCACAATGATGGTAGGGGAGAGCGGCCACGGGCGCAACGGCACAAAGCACAACTATTATACTTGCTGGAATCGCAAAAAGAAAAAGACGTGCGACAAAAAGCCGATACGGCAGGTCATCGAGCCGCTGGTGCTTAGGGCCATCGGTAAACTGCTAGAAAATCCGGCTACACTGGAAAATATCGCCGATCAGGTATGGGCTGCTTATGAGCGCAGCGATACATCCGGCGATACTATCAAGGCACTGGATAAGCAGATAGCCGATGTGGATAGGGCGCTCTCCAATGTGATGAAAGCCATCGAAATGGGCATCATCAATGAGATGACGAAAGCCCGTATGGATGAACTGACAGACCAAAAACAAGCCCTCAGCGCGGCCCGCGCAGAGGCGGGGCTGGCCGGGGGCTTTAAGCTCACACGGGATATGATTCTGTTCTTCTTGCAAGATATGGCGGCGCTGGATAGGTCGAACCGTGATAGCCAAAAGCGGCTGATAAAAACCTTTGTCAACGCCATCTACCTATACGATGACCACTTCAACATCGCATTTAATTATACCGACAACGGCAAGATGACCGTGCGGATGCAAGAAATCGACGATGCTGCGAGTGGTGATGTGTTCGGACGCTGTGCGCAAAGTCCTGCCATTGTACAGACATCCGAACCGCTGATAACGATAGTTGTTAGCTGTTCGGTGTTTGTTTTTACAGTAAAAATGCCGGAGGCGTAAAGCCTCCGGCTTTTCTTATTTTTCCACAATCTCCACTTTGACATCTATCCAGCCCAGATGCGCGTGTTTGATGGCGACGGGGAATGCCCCATCCTTTGGACGGTATACCTGTGCGCCAGATGGTGAAACATGAATGACGGTCAAATCATCTGTCCTGTATATCATCGCCTCTCCGCTTTGTCCCACAGCCCGCGTTGTAGCCCGCATTAGGGTACGCAGGCTGTTAGATGCCGTAATGTATGCCCCAGCATCATACGGCCCCGGACGAATTGCGCAATAGGTCATTTGGAAATCACCTCTTTCAATGCTCTGATTTTTTCACCATTCTGTAATGCAATACGGGTCAGGGGCGATTGCTGGAACCGCTGCGATTGTTCCTGTTCTGCCGTGCTGCATCATCCATCGTTTACCGTGCCAGACTGCTTGACTCTCTGTTTTGTAGGATTCACCGCCTCTTAATCCGAGGTCGTAGCCGTTGTTTGCCGCGATGTCCACTGCATCCGGCTCAAATTGCCAATCATACATCATCTTTTAGCTTTCCTCTCTAGCCTGCCATCATCAGCACCGGGTGGCGTTTCGGGTCTTTTTCATCATTCTTGTTTATCCCTCCTAAATAATTTATTATAGCAAGTTGGGCAAATATAACCGGGCGCACACTTTCCACCTATAACTGGAATGGGCTTTATAGCTTGCGAAAATGCCTTGTTACACATATAACAGCGTTTAGGGTTCTGTTCAAATTTCATTATATAGACCTCCTTATATAAAAATGTCCCCGCACGGCGACTGTTCCCGTAGACACCCTTTGCAGGGTGTTTCGGCTTATAACTTATCAGCGATTGGTGAACCCTCAAACGCTTCTACAAGGACATCCCATTCTCGCTGATATGACATGATGGGTTCTCCCGCGTATTTGCCAACTTCAGGAATATATCCGAAATCAGGGCGAACCGGGCGCATATCAGGAAGTCGCTTTTCAACGGGCTGCATCTGATTCAGCTGATGGAGAAAGTTGCGCATCTTCTTTTCATAGGTTTTCCGCTTCATTGGTTGTTACCTCTCTTTTGCAGTCTTTATTCTGCTTCGCTGTTTAGGTACCCAAACCAGCAGCTTTCGCAGCCGGTGAACTCCCTGCACCCGTCATCGTACCTGTCATTCCATGGCGGGCAGTTGAAATTCTTTTCAAGGACTTTTACCATGTTCTTTTTGATGTCTTCCGTGGGTTCGCTGAACTTCATTCCTTTTGTCAATTCTTGAAAAACCGTCATAATGTATCGTTCCTTTCATCTGATTGGCGGGTTGCAGCCGCCGTTTCATTCGATGATTTTATTATATGGTATATGCTTGCTATATACAATAGGCAAAGCTGCTAAAGATTCGGGAGAAAATGACAAGCGATGTTGTGCAAAATGTATATAGCAAGCATATACACGCAAGAAAACGCCCACAGGATGCCCTGCAGGCGCGATGCAAAGAGAATTATTGATTATCCACGATCAGCATCGTAATGCCGGAATCATCATAGACATCGTGAATGATGCGCTGAACCTTGTCCCAGTCACCGCCAGCAATGCCGCATCCAATGCGAGCCGGGACACCCACGATGTCATAATCATTGAATACGGCGTAGACCCTCAGCAGGTCGAGCGCCTGCCGCAGATAGTTGTAGGCAGTCAGATCAAACGACCCATCAACCGGGGCGGGGAACTGCGTAAACAGATTACAGATTTTCAGCTCCTCGCGCTTTGTGTCCAAAATCTGGATGCTACCCATCCACTCAGTTACTGGGAGCTTTGCGTTGTGACGGCATCTCTCCACATAGGCGCTCTGGGATTCTGGGGTCAGCAGCGGCCAGATTGCCGCCGCGATGCCGCCGCCCATAACTCCGAACGCATTCACCTGATGTGCTACAAGTGTAGCCTCGCAATTTAGTACATCGCCTTTGATATATTTCACCATTTCAATCATCCTCCTAATTAAAATTTACTTTTTACTGTTTGGATTATGATACACTTTAGTCTTTTTCCATGAGATTCTTTGGAGTCCATACGCTTGCCCGCACCAAATAAAATTTTTGGGCCGTTCCCATTCTGGCATCTTAGCCATAACGGCCTTCACTAATTTAGAAAATTGATGCGTCATAGCACAATCGTATCCGTATAGTTCCTGCCAAATCTCAAGGGCGCAGACTCTATCGCGGGGTTCAACGGGTATAGCGGTATTGGAATCTTTAGAATTGCGGTACGCAAGGTGATCGGCCTTTGACATTTTTAACCAGTTTTTAGGAACGGGGGATTCAACGAATTCAATAATCCGTTGAACATCATCCTCATGTGCTACTGTAAATCCGTTATCTATGACATCTTCGTTTCGTAGTTGGTTTAGTGTATCCGAAAAGTCCATACCGCCGCGCCGGAGAGCCTCTAAAACAAACGGGAGTCTGTCAGCGCTACATTTAGCTATTACATCCGCTGCGCGTAAATAGTCATCAGTTGTGAGTACCCGCGTAGCATTGTACTGTGATTCTACTGCGGGAGTTAAAGATTCATTCACTGTGCGACCTCCTCAATGGCCTTGACGACCTGCTTTGCCGCGTATCTGCCGTTGGCGGTATTCTGCCGCTGCCACGCGCCCTGAGATGGTGCCCAGCGGAAACCCCACTGCTTGACAATATCGCGTATCTCGGCGGCGGGTTTATCATCAAAAACCAACTGCACCCGCTCCGGGGTAATGCGCAGAACACCGCCCGTAAAAGTCTGCTCAGAATCGCCCTGCGCCTGCTGCGCGTCCAGCACGGCGAGGCGGGAGCGCAGGCGGCGGATTTCGGCGCCGTTGTTATCCAGTGCCCATCGCGGATATGGCGGCTCAGAACGCCCCGTAGACGCGCTCTGAGAGGCCGATGCCGTGAGGCGGGCAACTTCCTTATCCGAAAGTCCCGGACAGCCTACGAGCGCCCCGTGCTTGCGCCAGTACGCATTTACAGATTTCATCTTTTCCTGCATGACCTCGCGCTCGGTGAGCTTTGCCTGTACGCGCTCCCGCGCATCGGCATCCATACCGCTGATGCCGCCGTGACCCACAGCCCGAATCTGGTCAAGGATGCTTTGAATATCCCGCCATTCCCGCATGAGGGTGTCGTCACGGGAGAGTTGCTGCTGCTTCTTACGCACGGGGAAGTTAGACCATCCGGCGACCATGACAGACGGGCAAGATGCCCGGTTGCGATTTGATGCGTTCATATTGTCGGCCAGTCGGTGGGCATAGCGGTCAAGCAGGTAATCAATCTTCTCCTGCTGGGCCTCGGTCTTGCCTTTCTTGCACTCCTCCGCCAGTGTAGCCGCTCGATCAATCTCTCGGCGGTATTCGCTGGTCGCTGATCCCTCAGCATAATCGCTTAGGCTGTTTGCCTGTTTGGCGCGGCGAGCCGCGCTTTCATCGATGGGGTAGTATTTCATGGGAAAAACCTCCTTATAAACTGTGTTAGTTTTTTCTTATCAGTAAAGCATTTTTAGGTAGCACTAAAATGCAATCATCCATGTGTTCAACAATTCCAGTCGCAAGATGGAGACGACCCTCGGACGTTTTCATGTAAAAGTCGCTATTCTTACCATATTCAAACATATCACCACAGCGTAAATCCTTATAACGCACCTTTCCGCTGTCATCCTCATCAATTACAGTGTTCGTGTTATTCATCGACCTGCTCCTCCTTATTTTTGTTCTCGGTATAACCGGATGTGCTGATTGCGGTCAGGATGTCGAAATAGGGAACCTCATCACTGCAAATCCAGATGACGCGGGCCAGCTCCGTGATGGGAACACCGCCCTTTGCCATCGTCAGTGCTTTTTCGTACTGGCGGACACTGCCGCAGGTGAACCACTGATATTTGTTGCACAGCTCGTAAATAATTGTTTCGTTGTTAATCATGGTGTTTTCCTCCTTAAACGTCCATAGCGAAGTGATGGTATGCCATCCAGCGCCCGTTGCGCTTGAACAACTTGTAGGAAACGGTGAACATTTGACCCGTGCAGTCATACTGCGATGGGGTGCAAACACGATAATAGAGATCGTTAAATTCGGCATTGGCATCCTCTTTTGTCTTAGAGGTCAAAGTGATAAGCTGCCAGCCGCTATCGTAGTCAGCCGTGATGATTTTGATGCATCCATCGGGGCGATGGTAGAATGCCCGCAAATCCCGCTTGACGGCGTCCACATAACTACGGACGGCTTTGCCTTGCGGCATAGAGCGGAGAGCGTAAAGAATACGCTCATAAGACCTTGCGTCGTCAATGCAGGTTATTTTCATTACTTACCTCCTCAATCTTCATACGGCCAATCAGGCTCGGCGGCCAATCAAGCTCGGGCGCGGTCAGGTCGTGGATGACCTCAAACTTGTTATCGACCCAAATCACGATGCCAGCTTTGGCGCTGGGCATCTTGAGGGCCGTGCCCAGATACATATACTTGGTGCCGTATCCGTAGAGGATTTCGGCCTCGGTATAGGTGAGTTCCACGCGGTAGGTGCCGGAACGTGTGCGGGTCGCTTTCATTTTGCTGTCCTCCTGTGTGTTGCCTTGTTTCTTTCGATGATTCTATTATAGTATATGCTTGCTATATACACAATACGCAAATTCAACAAAGATTCGGGCAAATTTAGAGAGCGGCATTGTGCAAAATGTATATAGCAAGCATATACATATATGTGGTATTATATTTTAGATAGGAGGTGTACCCCAAAATGGGCGCAAAATACACAGATGCACAGAAAAACGCATCCATGAAGTATCTCGGTGAAAAGACTGACAGCATCCAAATCAGAACCCCCAAAGGCACAAAAGAGCGCTGGCGGGATGCTGCAGCGGCGGCGGGCACATCCCTGAACCGCTATATCATGGACGCGGTAGAGGAAAAAATTGAAAAACACCCCGAATGAAAAAGCCCATCGGTAGATTTCACGGTCTGCCGATGGGCTTTTTGCTATCCTGTGACACTCTCGCGCACGCGCGCGTATGCGCACCTGCAAACATGGGCGTTATGGCGTTTTGGGGTGTATATTACACCATATATTATCTTTTTATATTTTAAGTGTCAGAAGTGTCATATATAGAAATAATAAGATGATATATCGCTAAAAATCCACATGACAAAACCACTGACACACAGCAAAACTACGTCAGCGCGTGTCAGTCGAAAATCTGACAGACTGACACTTGCCCCGGAAAGTGTCAGCAAAAGTGTCATGCGGAATATTTTGCGATACAACGAAAAAAGCGGACATCCCGCAAATAGGATGCCCGCGCAAGTGTCAGTTGGTATGTCGGTCAGCACTTAGGGCTTTTTCTCGCTCTGGGTACCGAAATAGAACGCCACTACCATCGTGGCGATAGTGAGAAACTTATCCGGCTCGATGCTCCCATTGATGGACAGCACAGCCAGCACCGCGATGATAACCAGCGTGATGATGGTTTTCACCTTGAGCAACGCTGCAAGGTTTTTCCAAAAATCATGCACCGGGGAGGTGTTGTTGGTGGTGGTATCCTTGGGAGAGGTAATTTTTTTGTTGTCCATGATTTATCCTCCTTATTCGGTTTCGATGCGGATGGGCAGCGCCTTGGCCCGTTTATAGAGTTCCGTGCCCGTTCCGTTGCCACCCTGACTGTGGTAGCTGTCGTATAAGTATTTCAGATTGTTCAGATCATCCTCGGTGATGTACCCGCGTTTGATGCACAGGCGGCACATCTGATAAATCCGATCATGCAGCACCGCCAGATTCCCTGTGTGTAGGTCATTAACCGTCTTGCCCATCGCAGTCAACTGCCCCTCCACGGCATCCAGCCGGGGAGTGATTTGCTGAATCTGTGTTTTAAGGGCGCTGATTTCTGCGTTCTGGGCTTCTTCGGGGGCTTTGTGCTTTTTCCATTTCGCCAGCAGGGTGTCCCATGCTTTATCAATGGCTGTAAATGCCGTAGCTACGGCGACAACAGATGTCACGACCTGCCACGGGGAAGTGATGACGATGTTCCACGACTGCATCGGATTTACACCTCCACAATGGGGATGCCGTAGGCTACGGCGGCATCGTGTTCAATGCGGCATCCGCGATAATCCTGCCAGCCGGGGGCGAACACCACAAAATCAGCGGTGCCCAGCAGCTTGAGGCTTTCGCCCAGATACCACAGCGGCGTTGCGTCAGCCGGGGCGCCCTCGAAAAAGGATTCGATGACCTCGATTTCCTCATGGGTTTTCATGTACACGTCGGCAATCAGCACCTTGCGCTCTTTGAGGATTTCATCATCGGTCTTACCGCGCATCGGCTGGGAAATAAACAGTTTCTTCATGGCTTTACCCCACATACTCCGAAAAATATTTGTCTTTCAGGCCCTTGGTCTGCGCCAGCGCGTACATCCGCATAGCGTCCATGCCGGTGAGGGTCGCCGCCCGCATGAACGTCTTGCCCTCGGTGTCCACGGTCAGCTTGACATACCGGTCATCGGCAAGGCCGCTCTCAACGGCCATCGCGTCAAATGCCGCCGCCTCGGCGGCTGTCAGCGGCCCAATGAGCATCGCCTGAATAGTTTTGCCCTCCTCGACGGCGGGGGCCTCAGCGGGCGTTTCTGCGGGGCTGGCGGCGGGCTTTTTGTCCGCGTCCAGGATGACAACGGAATGTTCGCCCCTGTTGAACTGATACTCCTTGCCCGTGGCGAGGGTATAGTCGCCATCCAGCCATGTCAGCGGATTGGTGCGCTTGCCGTTGAGGATAACCTCAAAATGCAAGTGCGCCCCGAAAACATTGCCCGTGATGCCGCTGTACCCGATGATGTCACCCTCCTTGACCTGCTGACCATACTTGACGCAATAGCTGGACAGGTGGGCGTACCGGGTCTGCAAGGTCATGCCCTTGTAGGGCGAGTGCTTGATGCGAACCATGTTGCCATAGCTCTGCATTCCGGTCTTGGTGTGCCCGTCCCAATTCTGCGTCTGATCTACCGTACCATCCTCGGCGGCGTATACCGGGCGCTTGTAGTTGGTGCCGATTTGGGTGCGGAGGTCTACGGCCTGATGCAAGCCGCCGTTGTTGTAGTACCAGCCCTGCGTCAGAACGTGGATGTCCAGCGGCCAGCGCAGCAGAACCTCACCATTAGACAGCCTCATATCCTCAACCCTCCTTTACCTGCGCAGCGGCTACCTTGGCCATCTCCGCATCAAACTCTTGTGTAGCTACTGCCAGCTCCGTTTCCAGCGCGTTGATCTTGTCGCGCCATTCCTCGCGCTGCAGGCGGATAGGCTCGTACTCCTCGGCGCTCATAACGCCGTCGGCGTGTTTCAGCGCCTTATAGTCGGTATCGGTCAGCAGGCTTTTAAGGGCGGTGATTTCAGCATTGATGGTGTTGATGCGTTCAAGAGATTTTTCCATTGAATGTGCCTCGCTTTCGATTTTCGTTTTGATTTTATCTTCCACGGCATGATGCCGTAGAGCTTATAGAACAGCAAATCCGTACAGTGAACAGATCGGCGGGCCTGCTTTTTGATAAGTGACCCGCGCCACGACATATAGGACGTGAGAATCTGTTCCATCGTCATAAGCCCCGCCTGCAGAAAGTTGAAAAACTTCTTGATTTTGCGGCGCTCCCGGATGACGCTTTCGCGGCAAGGCTGCTGTAAAACCTTGCCGTTGGGTAACAGGGTGAATTTAGTTTTCAAATAGGTAAAACCACGGCGCAGCTTGACGATTTGCGTCTTTTTGGGGTTCGGGATAATGCCCTTTTCAGCGAACAGCCCAAACAGCAGGCGGCGAAACTCTATCAGCAGTTCTTTCGATTTATTGATGATGTAGGAATCATCCATATAGCGGGCGAACCACCGCTGCCGCCATTGATCTTTGATGGTGTGGTCGATACTGTTTGGGTAGGCGATGGCAAAAATCTGGCTGTCCTCCGGGCCGATATACAGACCATTTTCTTTTGTCGGCTGGCCATATTTGATGCGTTCAAGATTCGGCGCGTCAACAAAATTTTTCGCCAGAGCATTGAGCCGCTGATCGAGGATATGGCGGTCGATCACATTGCGCTTGAGATTATCCAGATTGATGTTGTCGAAAAAGGCGCGGTAGTCGATGAGCAGGATGTACCCGTCATTGCCGCCTGTTTCGCGGTAAAACTCATGCAGATGCACAGCACACCGTTTGACTGCAAAGCTGATGCCCTTGCCCTCAAGGCTTGCGCCGTTATCGTATATCAAGTTGCTGGACAGAATCGGCACCAGAGCATTTGTGCAGGCAGACCGGCGTACAACACGCTCAGAGTAGTGTAAGCTGTGGATAGCCCGCTTTTTGCCGCGTTCCACAATCCCAAAATGATAAAACCCTCTGCGGGTGTCGCCACCGCGCATGAGGGTTTTGTGGATTTTGATTGAGTTTTTGAAATAACGGGCATTGTATCGGGCAACGCTGGCTTTCCACATAACACCCTTGCGGGCGTTATAGTTGGCATCGACCAGCGAGGATACATCTGCCACCCGGTCAAAATTATCGTACTGTGCTATTCGTGCGCGGTGCTTGGCCTGCCGCGCCGCCTTACGGCGCTGATAGCGGGCCTCGTGCCGCTCTTGTGATGTCATCTCGGAATGTACCTCGCAAAGTGTTATTGTAGGGGCGCTGTTGTGTACTTCTTTGCGATACCAGCCATGAAACCCGGTACTCGGCCATCTGCCGTGTGGCGCACGGTAGTTTAGCCTGTTGTCGCCGTCGCGGGCCATGCAAGAAGCGTCCGGCTGATCGCGTCAAGATACCTATTTACCCGCTACTGCGGGAGGGTCGATAACTCCTTCCAATGATGATAAGGCTCGGATTTCGGTCTGCCTATTGATTAGCCCAGCAAACCTACTTTAATACTGGCCGAGGATTCTCGTTGGAATCAGACGGGCGCTGACAGCCACGTGTTGGAGGCGTTGTTGTTGTTCGCATTGCCGTTGTTGTTCACATTGCAGAAGTTGGAGGAGTTGCCGGAGTTAGGGGTAAGCTCCCACCAGTTGTTACGGCTCTTTTATACAGCTATCGACCCGATGGCGGTCAACGGGGATAATGATGATAGTTTATCCCTGCTGCCTGTGCGGCCATCACGCTTGAATCATTTACAGTGGGCACCGTAGGCGGCGCCTTGGGTGTGTAGGCGATCTGCATTGGTGTCTGATACCGGGCATCCCCGTTCGGCAGGGATGCTTTCGGCTTGAATTTTGCGGTGTCCGGGAATTTCGTATTATGCCGCCAGTCTTTCAACAGCGTTTCCTCACGCTCTAACAGGGTGCCAATGTAAACCAACTGCGCGGGCAGTTCCTTTTGTGGTGTAATGCCCATGTCAAGCCCGGTGTTTAGCCGGGAAAAATGAAACTCATCCATGATGAATTGCAAGCGGTCAAACAGGGCCTCACAGTCGGCCACAGCTTGCGCCTGCAATTCCTTGCGGCGGTGCAAAAGCTCGTGGTCAAGTTTGCCGCCGCTGTACGGATAGATACCGTTCGCGGCGATGATGTGTTCCATCATCGTGTTCAGCAGATTCACGGTAGGATAGGCGAGAATGGGTCGCCACTTTTTGGGGATGTACTTTTCCTGCATCACAAAGCCGGAAAGGGCACAGCGCAATTCAGTGGCGTTTTTGTAAAACTCCATTTCGGAGATGCTGCGGAATCGGGATAATACGTTACTCATGGTTCACCTGATGCCGCGCCCACAAGGGGCGCGGGGATATTAGTAGGAGATTTACGAGATTCGGAAGCAGACGGGCGCCGACAGCCACGTGTTGGAGGCGTGGGTGTAGCTCGCATTGCCGCCGGCGGTCACACTGCAGAAGTTGGAGGAGTTGCCGGAGTAAGGGGTAAGCTCCCACCAGTAGCTACGGCCACCACCATCACCGAGGCCCTTGATACGGTTCATGTTGTGGGCAAAGATGGGGTACTGGACATACCCGCCGTTGGAGTATCCGTTGCCGCCCCAAACAGGAGCGCCGCAGACCTCCATCTCGGTAGGCACCCACAGATTGCCGAGGTTCGTCCACGACCAGCTATTGTCGCTGTTCAGCAGACCGCTGGCCGAGTAGCGCTCACCCAGCAAGGCGCGTTTGTTGGCGATAACGGCCTTGAGTTCGGCGGGCAGGAAGTAGTACACGCCGCCCTGACTGTAGTCCACCTGTTTAACGGCGGGGTCTTTGCCCGTGCCGTTGGGCACCTGCATCTTGAGGGAGTTCAGGAACGCATACAGATGGGAACACAGCCACGGATGCTTGTCGCCCTTGCCGGTCACGGTGATGTTGTTCGTGCCAGCGGCGGGGGCCTCATCGAACGTGACGGTAAAGGTGGATGCGTCATAGGTATAGCCGGTGACCTGATCGCTACCCACAATGATGTTGTCGATGCTATCCATCTGTTTCGTCAGCACAAACTCGGTCTTGGTGCCATCGCCGGACAGCTTTTCCACGGGAATCAGACCGTTGTTGAAGTTGGCGAGATTGTACTGGATATAGGTGGGCCACAGGTCTTTGGAAATAAAGTCGATGTGATGGCCGACCTGCTGATCGCCGTACTTGTAGTAGGTGTCGATGCCCGCCACGACAGCCACGATGCGGGTCTTGGCGCTGTTCGTGCAGTTGAACGGGATGTAGTCGCCCACATGGATGCCGTAGAAGTTCCCAGCCTTGATGCGGGCCTGAATCCACTTCCACACACTGGTGTAGCCCTTGATCTCCTCCGCGAACTTCAGGCTCAAATCCATGCCGGGGTAGCACTGGTCGGTGTTCATGCCGAGGAAAAAGCCCTGATCGCCGGTTGCGGGGTCAAGGATGTTGTCGATAAAAACTTTGCTTGCCATAGGTGTTGCACCTCCGATTAGTAGTTGAATTTCACAGTCGTTTTATCGAACGTGAACGACTTTGCCATCTGGGCGGTTTTGGTCTTGCCGTCCTGCAGGTCGGCTTTGGTAGCCGGGTCAATCCCGGAATCGGACAGGGAGCCGTCAGCGGTCAGCGCGGCGAGGTTTCCCGCCTTGCTGGGTTTGGCCTTAACGGCTATATTGGCCCCGGCCTTGCCGCTGTCCGCGAGGTTGCCGTTGGCATCCAGAGCCGCAAGGTTGCCCGCTTTGCTGGGCTTTTTCTTGTCGGCCTTGCCGCTCAGGTCGATGCTCCCGGCCAGCTTTTTTGCATAGCGTTTAGCGTCCTCACTGAAAATGAGGGCGATGCGCACTACATCAGAAAGTTGCATGATGCCGCCTCCTTACTGGCCGATGAACTGGCCCGTTTCACCGGCGATGTAGATTTTGTGCTTGGCATCCTCGGCCAGCACATAGATCAGGCTGAACGGGGCGAAAACCTCGCTCTCGCTCATGCCGATAATGCCCTCGCCGGTGGTGGGCAGGGTTTCGGGTTCCGTGTCGGCAATAATCATCGCCTCGACTAACTGCTTGCCGGTCTTGGGGTCAGTGCCTACGGGTTTGGTGTTGACACAACGCATAAAATTGTCCTCCTATGATTTATTTCGACTTTGCAATGTTGAATTGCACAGTACCATTAGAAAACTGCACCGTTACGCCGCTGACGTAGGCGGGGAGCTGTGCATCGGGCACCTGCCCGGTCTTGCTGTCCAGCGCCGCCACGCCGCCCGCCTTGCCCACGGTGTCCGAGGCCACGGCCTTGATAAGCGCGGGGGTGATTTTGTGCGGGTTGCTTTTGGTGTCGGCGGCGTGTTCCTGCAAGGCGCCGATGTCGGTTTCAAACCCCTCGCAGGCGGTTTTGAGGTTCGAGATGGCGTTCTCGGCTTTTGTGATGTTGCCGTCCGATGTGCTGGACTTGTTCGCCAGCTCATCAAGCGCCGCCTGCACGTTCTCGCTTTGCAGCAGCTTGACCGAGGATCGGTCATACGAGATGCCGCTTGCCACGAGGTCAGCCAGCAGGGCGATAACGCCGTCTTTTTTCAGACTGTCCGGCATATTGATTTTGCGGGTGCCGTCCGACAGGTAGCGGTGGGCATGAGATGCCTCCGCATAGTCATTGTCGAATGTCCGCTTGAAAAAGGCGCGGATGGTAGACAACAGCACCTTTTTGGTCGTGCCGCTGGAAACGCAGGGAAGAAAATCTTTATCGTCCAGCTCGGTGTTGGTCGCCAATTCGCTGATTTTTGTATCAGCCATGAATCATCCCTCCTTTACCAGTTGATGGTCAAGCCGTATGCGATAGTCACAGCCGAGTTTTCAGGCCGCTCCGGCGCATCGCTCGGCAGCTTATACGCTGTGTAGGCAAACGGCATTGGGGCTGTTCCTACGCTGTCATCGCTATGTGACTCTTTTCGTAACCATATCTTACGAAAGCGGTTAGTAATACCGGTTTGAATTTGTTGTCGAGTGGCATAAGAAGAATCACATTGCGGCGCATTATAAGAGAAAACCGACATATCGCTGGTATCGACAACGGGGGTAATGTGAAAACCTGTAGACCAATACCGATAGTTTCCATTCATACTCTGTCGCTGACTGGCGGGCATCATATATTTTTTATAAAAGTACATAATCGAACCAGACCAGCACAAATACCCAAAGGCATCATTCTGGATTTTTTGTTCGCTTACATCTCCCGTGGTTATGTCATAGTCGTTGACGTACATGACATAAGTATAAGTAGTGGAATAGTCCAGCGGTGTTTGCCCCATGCCAATGAGGTGATCGCCATTCAGACGAAAATAATTATTGATGCTGAATGACTTTCCGTAGCGGTATTGCCAACTCGTGATTTCACGCCCCTCGTCATCGCCCCACTCATATACGAAATGGCGGTCTACGGCGTTAAAGTCGGCATTCAACACCCAAAATTCATCGCGGTAATTCCATTTATACCAACGGTGATAACCGTACCCACTTTCGTACTGTTCTTTTACCAGAGTAGACTTGTAGCGGGTCAGCATGAAAACGATGCGCTGATTGTCATAATCATATCCCCAGCAGGCACGGTAGCCGTGCCAGCCATAGTAATCAGGAGAGCCAACCAGCTTAAAAATATCGTGCTGAGTAGACACGGCCTCTGGCACAGAGTAGATGTCACGGAATCTGATCGTACCAGCGCCGCCAGCTTGATTCGACAGGGAGCATTCAAAAGAGTAAAAGCGACGATTGCGCTCAATATCAATCATGCCGCCCTGCTCACCAATAGGCCATCGGTATTGAAATGGCGTACTGACAACGCCATTTAACTGATGCCCAGTCAGACCAACATAATTGATAGGGAGGGGAATCTGAGTAGACAGAAAGTCGTAAACATACTGGAATGTAACGCCGGAACGACTGATTCTGTTGTTAAAGCTATCAACACTACGATAGCTACCCTGTAACGTGCCCGTAGCCGAACTGCCAACAACGCCGTACCCCGTGGGCATACCGGGAATCATAGGCACATCGGCATCATAGCTGACATCGCCATTGGAAAGTAGGAGCATGGGCTGAAAGCCCTGAAAGCCGGAGCAAGTAAACTGATCGATGAAAACATGGTTATCGCCCTCGATGCGTTCCAGCACCTTGCCCGTAACCGGGTCTGTGTAGTCTACCCGGCAGTGCCCTTGCGCATCGAAATCACGCCCTTGAAGTAATGCTCGATCTAACACAAAATACCTCCTTAGCTATATTTCACGGTGCAGGTGTCCGCACCTGTCAGCGGGGATAACTCAACAAGGGTATCCGTGTCGCTGTATGAGAGAAAATACCCGATGTGGTAGTCCACGCTGGGCGATTCATCAGAATCGTATGTCCAGCCGTTCAGCGTATCAATGTCGCCGAGATAGCCGGGAGTGTACGATATTTTGCCGTCCAGCCAAAGGATGGACGAATACTCAGGTACGGACAGCCCAGAATCGTATTTGACCCATGAACTGTTGTAACCAGTGACCGCTATCCAGCCGTTAGTTGCTTTTGCCAGCGGGCAGTATACTTTATAGGTGGAACTGTCTATCGCCTCTATGTCCGTAGCCTCAAGCTCACCCGCATCGCACATGATGCGGGTGCTGAGGTGGAACATGGAAAGCGTCAGCCCGGACAGCGGGATAAGGTAGTCGATGTAGAAATAATCATACACGCCCTCATCGTTCCAGCATTTAGGAGTGGCCGTGCCGTAGCCGCTGCTCCACCCCTTGAGGGATTTGCCCACGGCGATGCCCTGTAAAAAGCTGTTCTGGTCGTAGCTCATTCCCAGACCACCTCCGTGATGTGACCGTTCTCGTCCTGAATGGATGCGATGCGGCCCGCGCTGTCGAATGTGACTTTGTACTGCTGCGTGTCGTTGCCGTCGATGGTTTCCTCAAAGGTCTTATCGGCGTTGATATGGGAAAAATCGAACCGCAGCGGCTTGCGGGTCTTTTGCAAATCGATAAAGCCATCATCGGACAGCGTGACAGCCAATTCCTCACCCTTACGGGTGGTATAGCCCATCTTAAAGCTATCTGTGACCTTTTCGATGCGGCCCTTGCCGTTGTCGCCGTAGCCGGTGCCACGACCCCATGTCTGCATCGGATTGTAGGGAATTTCGCCATCGCCAGACATACCAAACTTGTACTCGGCCATGACGGTTTCATCATACACATAGATGTGGCAGGGGAATCCCGTGTTTTCGGTGGTGGTGAATACCTGCACACCGTTAATAAGGGGATAGCCCTCTGCGCTGATCTCTGCCCCGGCGATGTCCTTTTGCCAGTACAGCAGTTCTCCACGGCGGTTCACTGCCTGTGTGTAGCTGGCTGTACCGTTTGCCTCGCAGTCGATGAACTTATAATCCTCGGTCATAAGGATTACGCCGTCCTCGGTCAGCAGGCGGTTATACATACCGGCAGGCGTGGCCGAGATGAACTGCATGACCTCGCCCTCAATGCGGATATAGCTGTCATCCGAGGTGTCGTGCAGCAGATATTTTTGGATGTGCCGCGCCGTTACAAGGCGATCAACGGTCAGTTCAGATACAACACCGTTTTCGGCGTAGAGGGAGCTTGACACGATGGCATTTGCGCCGAGGGTGCCGTCCATGACAAAGGTTTTGCGCTCTTTGTCGTAGTACAGACATTTTTTGCCGGTTTCATCGGTAAACTCCATGCCGTCAGCGTTGAACTGAGCATAACCGCCGCCGTCCATTTCGGAGCGGAATCCGTACCGCTTATTGATGCTGTTGCCGTAGTATTTGCGGTTGGTTTTTACCGCCTTATCATCAGAACCCGCCGTTACGATTTCATAGGGGTACTCGTCATCGGTTTCGTCGTCGATGCCCGCGGAAATGTCGCAAGGGTAGCTGACGGTGCAGTTGGCCTTGATGTAATACAGTACGGCGCGGATTTTCTCGCCCAGCCGAGTTTTAAGTCCCACGGTATCGCCCAACTCAAGCGCCGGGTCAATGTATGCCGTGGATGCCTCAAATGGCTGGTAGACAGCACCGTACATTGTGCCGTCAACGGTGTTGCAAAGGTCTTTTACGACCCCCTGATTCGCAAAGGGGCACTCAGCCGTAAGCGTCATGCCGGAATCGTCGCCCTCGGTGAAACTCTCCTCGGCATCATCGGTAAGGATGATGCGGGAAATGGTGCGGGCACTGCCGATGTCGGCCAGTGTCTTATACGCCCTGCCGAGGCTCTGCGCCATTTCGGCCTCCGGGGCGGGGGATGCAAGGGGAATGAGCCGCAGCTTGCCGCTGTCACTCATAACCCAGTTGCCGCCGTTGCAAATCGCAATCCACGACAGCACCTCAGACATCAGTGCGTCCCCGTCAATGCTTTCAACGGTGTAGGCTTCGCCCTCAGCAATGACCGTCCGCTCGTCCACATCCACTTCCATGATGCGGGCGATGTCGGCCACGATGTCCTTTTGGGCGGCGGGCCAGTCAAGCGAGGTTTTGTCAAGGTAGGTGCGCCCCGATTTCAACATCTCGTCCTGCATCGTCAGTACGATGGTGGATGCACTGCTGCGGCTCTTGACGTAGTAGTGGCCCTTGGGTATCCAGTCAGTGACCGTCTGCTTGTCAATGGAGGTGAGACGGCAGTATGCCCAGCAGGGGGCAGACCGGGGAATCGTGACCCCATCAATGGGGATGACCTCGGCGGTCATAACTGCCGAGCATACACGCCCAATTTGTGGTTTATTCAACAATCCCCATTCAATGGTCGGCACACCATGCAGATGCGTGGCATCATAGTCGATGCCCGCTATCTGCAATTTGTATTCGACCCGGTATTTGCCGGATTCGATCAGTGCCGCCCAGTTTTCAGGCCGGGTCTGCATTAGATCAAATCCTCCTTAACCGAAATGAGGCTGAAAGACAGATCATCAAGGAAAATCGTGCCCGTTTCCGAGTCGATGCGTTCCAGTGCTGCATCCACGGATGTGTTATAGAACAGCCGCTTGCAGAAACCGTCTTTCAGGTCAGGGTAGGACACCTCAACGCCAGAATCGCCGCCCTGCAAGTCGGCCTCAAGCTGCTGGGCCATATCCCACGGGATAGGCCCCATCTTAATTTCGATTTTGCGCTGGTGGGATGTGACGTTGGTGTGCATCGTTTCGGCGGTATCACGGCCCGCCTTTTCATCATTGGTGTTTTCCCGGCTCCACTTAAAGCCGGTTTTTTGCTTGATATAGGCGGTGTAATCATGCCCGTTTATCACAAGCATTTGCGGTTTTTCAGCCATGATTATGCACCTCCAAACACAATGAGATTAGATTTTTGCTTGCGGGTAATCATTTTGGTAAGGGCATCCATATCAATATTGATGTTGAGTGCCCGCAAAATGGTGATGATGGTGGTAAGCGCCTGCTGCAAGTCGGACAGGCGCTCGTCGATGCCGGAGAAGTTGTCGGACAGGGTGGCACTGGCATCGATCTCCGCGCCGGACGTGTCAATCTTGGTTTTGTACGGAATGACAGTGCCCGCCGCGATGTCGGGAATAGCAAGCTGCCCTGCGCTGGCGATCATATCGGAGATGGCCGACATGGACGGCAGACTAAAGCTGACGTTGGAGAAATCCAGCCCGGCAGTCATCTTGTCGGCCAGAGAATCAACACCGCTCAGAACACTCGGCTCCCCGGCCCGCAGGCCTTTCAGCAAGCCTTGGTCGAGGTAATAGGCGATTTTTGCCCAGATGACGGACGGAGAATGAACGCCGACAGCATTTTTCATCGTATTGGTGAGGTTTTGTGCGAGGCTCTGCACCTTAGATGTCAGCGCGTGCCATGCGTTCTCGATGCCGTTCTTGAGGCCCTGTACCAGATTGGTGCCGATGCTCGTCCATTCGGACGATTTCGCCATCAGACTGGATTTCAGCGCGTTCCACTTGCTTGTGACCGTCGAGGTGATCGACTGCCACTTGCTGGATGCCGTGGATTGGACGCTCTGCCATGTGGATGCGATGGACGTTCTGAGGCTATTTGCCGTCGATACAACACTCGACCGCATCGCATTGAATTTCTGTGTAGCCGTCGTGTGAACAGATGCAAAGGTTGTTGTGGTGGTAGCCTTTACATTGCTCCACGCTTGCCCCACACTGCTGCGCACATTGGCAACGGTAGTCGAGGTGTCGGCCTTGACTTTCTGCCATGCGTCGCTGACAGTCTGCTTGGCGGCAGTCCATGCGGTGGAGGTTTCAGCCTTAACCGCCGTCCATGCGGTGCTGACCGCCTGATAGGCGTTAGATGCAGCAGTAGAGACGGTTTCCTTGATGCTCGTCCATGCCGCACCGATGGTCGATTCCAGCGCCGTCAGAACCGTGGAGAAAAATGCGGGAATCTGCCCCCACGTTTCCGAGATGCCTTGCAGCAGACCCAGTATCAGATTCATGCCGATTTCTGCAAAAACGGTAGATGGGCTGTGGATACCGAGAAATTCTTTGATGCCGTTCACAATGGGGTCAACGAGCTGCGTTTTCAGCCAAGTGCCGATGCCCAGAAGAGCGTCGGAGATGCCCTTAAACAGCCCTGCTACGCCATCCATGCCGATACTTGCAAAGCCCTCGGCCAGCCCCTCAGCGGCACCGCCGAGAGCGCCCAGCACAAGCTCAATCAGCCCGCCGAAAATGCTGACGATAAGCGCGGCGCAGGCGGCAACGACGCTTGCCCAGTCGATTGCGCCGATCATATCCATCAGCCCTTTTCCGATGGATTGGCCGACAGACACCCAGTCGATTTCAGCAACAAAACCCAGTGCCGCCTCGACTAAGCCGAGGAACAAATCGCTTAGTGCCTTGCCGATGGTTTTCCAGTCGATTTTGTAGAGCGCTGCCTCGAAACCGTCCGCGATGGCCTTTGCACAGCCGTACCAGTCAATGCTCTTGCAGAACTGAATGACCGCCAGCGCTATGTCATTGATGCCCAGCGAAATGATAGAGAACATATTTTCCCAATGAATGGACTTGACCATAGAATCAAGCGCAGTACCGAGAAAACGGCCCATGTCTTGCCACCATGTAGGGTTTGAGACAAGGCCATAGAGCGTATCAACCCACCAGTTGAAAATGACATTTGCAGCCGCTTCGCCCCACATTTTGCCCTCGTTTGCCATCGTATCAAACATGGAGTGTAACCCCACGCCGAGGTTGAATCCGAGGTTTACCCAGTTCACACCAGAGAAAAACGTGTTCACGATGTCGGCTATCGCATTGAGGCCGTCGCCCACGGTTTTGCCGAGCAGGTTCCAGTCAATGCCGTCCACGAGGCCGTTAAAAATCTGCGCAAAATTGTTTGCCCATTTTACGCCGGTGGGGCGCAGGGTGTTGTTTATCCAGTCGTCAGCAACTTTGAGCGCGGAGTTTAGACCCTCAGCAAGAATCTGGCCCACGCCGTACCAGTCGCCCGCCTCGATAGCTTTTTTCAGGCGGTCAAGATAATCCTTTACCGCCTGCGGGAGAATGTCGTCGATGTTTTTAGTCTCGAACAAATCGCCCGTGCCGCTGCCACTGCCGCCAGAACTATCGGTCTTTTTCTGCCGCTTGTTCAGCTCATCGAAACCGTAGACCTGCTCATTTAGGTCTTTGGCTCTCTTGGATGCCTTATCAAGCGATGCAGCATAGGAGCCGGTCTGCTTTTTGGCGACGGTGATAGTGGACTTGCCGCCCAGCAGGGCAAAGAGTGCGTTAAGGTAGGTGATGGCGGTGCTAATCGCGTTGATTATGCGAGTCAGCACGGGTTCTACCAGTGATATGAGGTTGCCCAGCCCTACCGAGATATTTGCGGATAGCCCGGTCATGCTGTTTTTGATGTTCGACATCGACTTATCAAAGGCGGAGCTAAATTTTGCCAGCGCATTGATGGCGTTGCCTACCTCGCTGAAAATCTGCGAAATGAACATTCGCTTGATGCGCGAAATCAAAACCGTTTTAAGGCTGGTAAGCTGCTTTACAAGGCCCTGTACACAGTTTCCCGTGAAACGGGATTGCGAGTTGAACAAGCCCAGATTTTTTGTAGCGCTTTTCACGCCGGATGCCACGGCCTGCCACGCCATTTTTGCGATGCCTTTTGCGGCGGTAAGGGCGGCACTCCCGGCATTGCGTAACCCTCCTGCAAAGAAATTGAAAACGCCGGATGCGATGGACGCTTTACCCGTGGCATTTTCAGTTTCATTGCCGAGATTCTGCACGGTCTCAGCGGCGGTGCTGGCCGGGTCGATGACGATACGGAGGTCAGCCGCCGCACTGCGGCACTCCTCCAAACGGTCAAGGAGGCTCTGCACCGCCTCAGCCTGAGCATTGAATCCCGCGATAGACTGTGTAGCATCCCCGTCCATGCTCTCGACATCCTGCAAGCCCTCGGCCAGCGATGCCAGCCGTGCTTGCAGATTGGCGGCGGCACTCTGTGCCGCATCGAACTTGGATGCAAAGCTGTTCATCTGTGCCGGGGTTTTCAGGCCGTTTTGTAAGCTCTGCGACAGGGAGTTGATCTGCTTGTCCAGCTTTTGCGCAGCGGCATCAGTGGCGTTAAGCTGAGAATCAAAGGACATCTGCGCGGCCTCGGCCTTATATGCCTGCAACTGCGCGATGGTATCCCGGATGGCCTGCGCCTGTCTCAGCCACTCGGCAGAATCCATGCCGGACACAAAAGCCGAGCCGTCAGCCTCCATCTTGGCCTTTTGGGTTTCGTAGCGCTCAAGGATGGCCTCGGTGTTCTCAATCTGGATGGCAAGGCGCTGCCATTCTTTGGAGTTTTCCTTTACGCCGAGCTGTTCCATCACATCGCGGCGGTTATACAGCCCAAACAGGGAGTTTTCCGTCTTTTGGATGGATGCCGTCAGTTGGTCGTATTCGGCAGTGTTGAATTTCTGCTTGCCGAGGTCGATCAACTGTTGCTTGAGGTTCTGCGCAGCCTCCTCAGCCTTGCCCATTTTGATGTCAAAATTGGTAAACTGAGAATCAGTGTTTAGCCCACGGGCGAGAGAATCAGCAAGACCACGCATCTGCGTGTCCAGCCGCCCAGCGGAGCGCTCAGTGGCCGTCAACTGTGCGTCAAGGGTCTTTGCCGCCCCGCCGTTGGACATCGCCGCAGACGCGCTCTGTGCCGCCTGCGCGGCTTGCTGGACAGCCTGCCCCTGTTGCTGCACCGATTGTGCCTGCTGCTGGACAGCCTGTCCAGCGGCGGCGGCAGATGCAGCCACGGTCTGATTGGCCTGTGCGGCCCGGTTGCCGTTGTCTGCCATTGCACCGTAAATCTGTGCGGTGTTGGTAGCGATGTCCTGCAAGATCGGGACAACGCCGGAGAACGACTTCATCATGTCAGCGCCGGTGCTGTTGATGGAACTTTTCAGGTTGTTTACCGCCTGTTCCAATTTGGCAGAGCCTTTTTCAAAACCGCTGTTATCCAGTTCGGTGTCAAATTTCAACGAACCATCGGTATTTGCCATGAGTTAATCGCCTCCTTTCGTCAGTTCTGCAAACATCGCCGCAAGGGCATTTTCAGGTGTCGGGGCTTTAGAGTGGATTGTCACGGAGCAAAGTTCGCGGTTTTCCTTTTCAAACTCTTTCTCGTAGGATTCCAGCTTTTTACCCCTCGACTTTTTCTGCCGGATAGTCAGCACTGTGCCCCACACGGCATCCCGGTCAATGGATTGGAACCACCCCATGAACGTCCACCAGTGGACGAAGGGCAAGGCCCGAATCTCCATGCCCGCCGCCTTATTGATGGCGGGGAAAATGAGCTGTTCATCTTTGGCCCAATTCACAAGCTGAGCGCGGTTTTCACGCTTGCCGGTGTCCTGCGTGTTACAGCTCAAAAATTTAGCCGCCTGTTCATAGGCGGCTTGCACATCCTCGGTGGGCATGGATTCAAAGTCGGTATACAGCCGTTGCAGGCAGATATACGCCTTTTCCTTATCCTCTAAATCCGGGTCATTAAATGCAACAAAGATTTCCAGCACATTGCGAAAATCCGCGTCAATACGGTATGCTTTCCCATTGACCTCAAGAGTTGTCGGCAGTGCCCCGATCATTGCGCACTACCTCCACTTTCGGCTTATCTTTCAGATACTTGCTCATGCGTTTCTCAGAGGCAGCCGTTTCCTCATTGATGGCATCGGCAATCAAGCCGCCCAGCGCATTGATGACTTTGGTGCAGAAAAACTCGCCGCCCACGCTGGAAAAAGCGTTGCGCTTGGCGAAAATCTGACTAACCTCGTCAGAATCAAAGACAGTGTTCAGCTTGTCCAGCAGAATTTTTTCAGCGGCCTTGATAGCCGTCCATGCGGCATCCGAATCGCCGCTGCCGTCCGCATTGATGTCGATACCGCGCAGCGGCTCGAAAACATCATCGAAGCTGTCCTCCATCTCCTTGAAACGGTCAAGGATGGACAGGTCACTGGGGCGGATATGCACCTTGCAAATGGGCTGGTCGTAGCGGTTATAGATGGCGATTTCCTTAGTACCGTCATCAATGACGGCGCTCAAGTTTTTGTGTGCGTTCATGCTTTTTTACCTCGATTCAAAAAATAAAAAAGAGGGCATCGACCCACTCGCCGCGAATCCTCGCAATGCTGTGTAGGTTCGATGCCCTCCTCTCACATCAGGCGATGTCGGTGATCGTTGCCTGATTGGTAGTCATGTCGTAGACGATGTTCTTCTTCTCCATCGCGCCGATGGGGTTGATGTTGTACGGGATGGCATAGCCCGCCGTGTCGCCGCCAACAGACTGCGGCACAATCCATGCGCGGCGCACATAGCAGTAGCCGCTCATGGTCTGCTTCTCAGCATCGGCAGAAGTGAAAAACGCCTCAGCAAAATAGCCCAGCAGGTCAGCTTCGCCGTATTTTTCCTGCATGGCAACGTCCAGCAGATGCGCGTACATCGGGCGGGAGGGGTCCATGTAGTAGGGGTCAACGTCAACCTCCGGCTCATAGCCGGAGTGCTTGAACGTGGTTTCACCCAGCACGTTTTTGGTGGTTTCGGTGTCCGGGTTCAGCTCTTTGGACAGATCATCGTTGTCCTTACCGACAGCCTCCCAGCCGGAGGATGCGGCGGTATAGGTGATAACCATTTTCTGCCCGTCCGTGGGGCTGGACGGAGCGGTCAGACCGTAGGTTTCAAGGTCAACGGTAGTACCGTTCAGCTTCCATGCGGTGCCCTTAGTGGCGTACACAAAAGTGTACTCACCGCTGACACCGCCCACGGCCTTGCCAAACTTTGCGGCGGTAACGCTGCCTACGCTGGCCTCAGCGGCCTCGGCAATGGGCTGACCCGTCCAAGAAACAAACAGCATCCCGCGATTGCGGTCAAGTTTTGCCATGTCTTAGTTCCTCCTATATGTGATTTGGATTTGAATTTGGTACTTTGCGCTATCAGAGCCGACCTGCGCCGGGTAGGCGGTCAGCGTCGGCACGATGGCAGTAACCCGACCCTCCTCTATGCGGGGGAAGTTTCGGGCATTGTTCTGCTCAATCATCCATGCGATAAGACCCGTGAAAAAGGCGAGGTTATCGGAGTTCTGCTTGACATCGGAACCGTAATTCTTGCGCGTGGCGAAAATGTAGTTTTGTGTCTGCCTGTCCTCCAAAATGCTCTCGCCCAGCACGTTCTCACGGTATCTCAGTGTGGACGGCGATGCGTAGATAGCGTACTCGGTGGGATTCTCGCTCAGATAGTCAGCACCAAAACGGTTATTTTTCGACAATAACGGGCACTGCCGGAACCACTGCCGCAGACCGTCAATACTATTTGATACCTGCGACATTTTTCGCCTCCTGCAAGATGTCCTGTGCATGGTCGGCTTTCATCCGCTCTACCCAGAACGGCCCGGCCAGTGCATTTTTGTCGGTTTTATACTGGATAGCCCTGCCCGTGGGCTTTTTCTTCTCGCCGGGGCGGGAGAAATAGCGCGTCGGGATGCCGCTGTCATCGTCAAAGACCGGGATGTTAGGCCCGTAGACCTCACCCATGTACATATAGTGCGCATAGGGGCCGGGATAAACAATTAGGCCAGAGCCGATGTTCGATGCGGCATAGGGGCTTTTCGCCAGCATAAAGGTGTCAGCGGGGGTGTAATCCTCGCACCAACGGATAAAGGCGTTGTCGATGGCCTGCTGCACCAGCCCGCCTTTTTCAAGGTTTCGGGATGCCAGCAGTGCCGCCGCGCCGCCCCAATCGAAATCGACTTTGATCGTCAGCGACATCACGCACCTACAACTTTCCAATGCTGCGCCTGCGGGGCGCGGCGGTTGTCTGTGACCTGCAAGATGGTTGCGGCCTCGGAGTAGGTGTCGTGAATGGCGGCGGGGCGCAGGCCCTCGGCGCCGATGCCCAAAACCACAAGATCGCCAGCGGCCAGTGTGAAAGCGGCGGCGGGGTCATCAGTGGCGGCGTACTGCTTAGGGGCCAGATACGCCTTGCCGCCGAAATCTGCATCCGTGGGGATGCGGATTGTGACCTTGTTTGCCGCTTTCAGTCCGGTGCTGTCAACGGTGGTCGCATCGGAATTGAACCAGTGAACGCCCCGGATGATGGTGCGCTCATAAACGTCGCAATCATCCTCCGGGTCGAAACGCCGGTTGTATAGAGTGATGGTGTCATTGCAAAGCTGCATTTTACCTCACTCCTTTATACAGCAGGGGAACGCCGTAATCGTCCAGCTCGCCGTACAGCATATCCGCCGCAATGGCGTTCATCTGTTTGGCTGCCTCCTCAGCGTTCGGCACGTTCCCATGGTTTTCGGTGTAGCCATCTGTGTTGAACGATGTGACCGTGGGCGACGTGACCTGAGCCACGGCACCGACAACGCTCTCCATCTGCGCCAGCGCGAAAACGCAGAGCTTGACCGCCCTAGGAATCTCGGCCATGTTCTGGACGCGGGAATCCGTCAGGCGGTCAATGCGTTTTCTGCAAGCACATTCCAGCGGAGGCCACGCAGCGGCATCAACGGTGCCGCCTAAACCCTTGTATTCGTCAAAGGTGAGGTACATATCGTGTGCCATGTGTAAACCTCCTCAGCGGCCCGAAATCAGGCCAGAGACAGGATGCGGGCGATGGGGATAGCCTTGCGGGCGATGTACTGCTTGCCCTCGGCCTCGTTGGAGTTCACCAGTTCCCAGTTTTCGCCGTCCTCCAGCTCGTCATCGGTGGGAGACAGGCTCTTCATCTTGGCCTTGGTGAAGTTGATGCCGTAGGGGGCAAAGCACTTGCGCTGACGGCCATAAAGGGTGTCCTCGCCGCCGTTGGTGTGGGGATCACGATCCATCTCGTAAGGCACCTTAGCGCCGCAGTCGGTGTACTCGATAGCACCGTCGCCCAGAACGTAGGTAGTGTAACGGGTCTGAGACACCTTAGCCACGCCTGCGGTGGTCTGGGCGGCAGCGGCCTTGACAGTGCCATTGACGGTCACGACAGGCAGCTTGCCCTCGCCGCCGAAAATCTGCTTGAGGGTAACGACAGCGCCGGAAACGGTGACGATGAACTTGCCCTCATACTGGGCAGACAGCACGGTTTTCAGAGCCTGAGCCTCAGCAGCGGCATCGCCGGTCTTGAGGGTCTTGTTGGCGGTGGAGGTGGATGTGGCAAAGGTATAGGTCTGGCCGTCCACGGTGATGGTGTCGCTGTTCACGCCAGCAGTGCTGACAGTGATGGTGTAAACGCCCTGCACCTCCATGGTGGTGACAGTTTCCACGGCGGGCATGGTGTCGTCAACCAGAACAGCGCGGCCATTCAGGGTGCCGATCTGCAGCTCACGCTCGATACCGTCCTTGTCGGTGTACTTCATGTACGCCAGCAGCTTGAGATTTTCGAGGCCAGTTGCAACGGCAGAGTGCATGATAGCGAGGCTGAAAGCGCCCTTGTTATCACCGCAGGCACGCTGCATAGCGGTGTTCAGGGATGTGCCGTCCATCAGGCCCAGAGCACCCTCGGAGTTGGTCTTGCCGGTGACATCGTAGGTGTGCTCACGGACGAACTTCACGCCCTCAGCATCTTTCATAGCGAAGATGCCGGTCAGAATCTTGATGATGGTGGCCTGATCGACTTCCTCCCAGTATTCACCGATCTGAGATGCGACGTCAGCGAGAGTATCCTCGCCGCCGGTGATGTCGTAGGAGAAGTCGCGCTCAGTCCATGCCTGCGCGCGGCCCACGACAACGCGGGAGTGGGAGAAAGTCTTGGTGGGGTTGCTGGTGATGTTGGTAGAACCGTCATAGTTCTGGGGAACCGCGCCGCTGATGATGCCGCGCAGGGGAATGGTGACGTAGTTGCCACCGACCTGATCGCTCATGGAGTCGGCGATGTCCTGACGCTTTTTGATGGCGCGGGACTTAATCAGCTCGTTGCGGCTCAGGTTGGGAACGCGGTCAACATACTGCTTGAACACGTTACCATTGAAGTTTTTGGAATCAAAGATTGCCATGTGGTTTTGCCTCCTATTGATTTTTTAGGGGTTCGGTTGGTGTAGCTCGATTAGTCGAAATCGGGCACGAAGTTGGGATCGGCATTTGCTGCCGCCATCTGCTCGGACAAACTCAGTTTGTGCGTACCGCCGTCGGGCTTTGCGGGAACCGTGATAGACGGGCCCTTCTTGCCCGGAGCGGGTTCATCAACGACAAAACTGCCGGGGTCGTCGGCCCTGTACTGGGTCAGAAACTCGTCGTAGCCCTGCATCTTGCCGTTCTCGTCCTGCTTAAACTGCTTGGCGATGGCATCCGCGATAAACTGCTTTTTCGCGGCATTGGAGCTGAACTTGACCTCGCCCGCCTTTTCGCGGATGGCAAATTCATACGCCTGTGCAGCGATTTTCTGCTGCCACGCCTTGCCATCATCCTCGCGCTGCTGACGCAGTGCCGCGAGGTCGGACTGAACGGATGCCAGCTTGTCAGCGTCGGTCTGTGCGGCGGTCAACTTGGTCTGCAATTCGGCCATGTCGGTGTCACGCTGCTTGACCTGCCCCTGCAAGTCGGAAATCTGGCCCTGCAAGCCCTTGACCTTGGAATCCATCTTATCGCGGCTGACGTAGGAACCATCCGCGATGTTGGCGAGTTTCAGGCCCGCCGCGCTGATTTTTTCGGTCAACTGGTCGTAGGTCAGCGCCTCGCCCTCAGAAAACAGATTTTTGAGCAATTCCATAAGATTGTCCTTTCGCCGCGATTGATTTAGCTTATAATCGCGCGGCCACTCCGCGCACGTCGCGCCATCGCATTTATTTCCCTGCAATGCCGGGTATTTATTTATCAGCCAAAACGGCGTGATAACACAGAAAAAGCGCCGTTTCAGGCGCTTACCTTTATGGCACTAAAGCCATCCACTGCCATGCGGTCACGGCGCTGTGACAGCCCGGACTGCTTGGCAATGAGATTATATCGGGCGCTTAGAGTGTTGATGTGCTGCTGTGCCTCACGGCGCAGGTCATCGTCGCCAGCGGCCCGCGCGGCAATGGCAACGTCTTTCCAGCGGCGGGTATCGGTTTCAATTTTTCGCATCATCTGCGAACACTGATAGAGGGTCAGGCCCTCTTTGTTGCCGATAGTCACGCCTGCATGGTTTGACGTTATCCATGCCGCCAGTTGATGGTCGGAGTATTTGCGCACCGAATATTCGGTGCTGAACGGTGCGGCAAAGTGCCCGCAGTTCCACTCGCCGATAGGACGCTTGAATCCTGCAAAGTGATGACCGTCCACGTCCACGCAGGCCATGCCCGCCTGCATTTTGGCGTATTCGGCCAGCAGGAAAACATGACCCTGCACCGGCTCATGGTCGGGGGCACTGTTGAGATGCGCGGACAGCTCCACCGCATCATAGCCCAGCGCCTTGCCGATTTCGTCGGCGCTGTGCTGGGCGATTTGGCAAGCCCCGTCGATGATGTTCTGGCGGGCGGCAGTATCAAGGCGGCGGTGATAGCCGCTTGCGTACTGCACCTGCATCTGCCCAGCCTATATCTTTGATGGTCTGCCGCATAGCCGATTTGTAGTCGGTCATGCCGGTGGACACGCTCAAAATGGCCTTATCTATGGCCTGTTGATAGGGCACGGATATGGCCGTAGTGTTGGACAGGTTTTGCAGCGCCCCAGAGGTCTGCGCGGCGATGTTGCGCGTATACTGTATGAGCCTCTGATTCTCCTCACGGGGCAGCGGATGCGCCGCCAGCACGGCCTTAAAGCGCGGGTCAGTGAAGTTGTCCTGCAAGGCGGTGTTGTACACAACGGCCATCTGCTGCTGTGTCAGCCGGGTTGCGGCTTGGAGCTTGCCGGAAATATCGGCGATGTCTGCACCCATTTCCAGCATGATCGCATAACGGTGTATACTGGTGGGGTTCATCTCGCCTATTTTCTTTATCTGCGCCGCTATTTTCTGGATGAAATACAGATTGACTTCATCCAGATTCGCAATCATTTTGCGAACGGCGGCATCAAGCTCTTTTTGGGTCAGCACGGGTCATCACTCCTCGCCGGGGCCACTCCCGAACGGTGTAGCCGGGTTGCCCCCGCCCTGATCGGCATTGTCGTTGTCGCCCTCGTCCGTGGGAATGGTGACATCGCTCTGGTCGGGGTTGGGCTGCTGGATAGCCATAGCGGCCTGCATTTCGCTGACTTTTTCCTGCTGGACTTCCTGCAAGGCCTTTTCGGCCTGTGCGCGGGTTTCGCCAAAGAACCACATACGCATCTCAATTTTGCTCATCATGCCGTTATTGAGCATGAGGAGCCGCTGCTGCAACTGAGTTTCGGTATCGGCGATAACGGAATCATCCCAATCGAACGACACCTCATATTCGCCAGCCGGGGCGAGATTGTACAGGTCGGCGTACTTATCCATCGCCCGCACGACCTCGCGCAGCGCACGCTCAAGGGCCTGCTGGTTGTCGGCAATGGTGGTATAGGTACGGTTGCGCAGGATAGTCAGCTCAGTGGCCGTGCGGGCCTCTGTGTTGGCATCGGAGAGGGTGCCACGGGCCAGCCCGGACTGATCTTCAATCTTCATCAGGATTTGGTTCAGACCGGCCACAAGGGAGCTATCGCGCAGGGTCGGGGCGAAAACATGATATGTTTCATCAGTGCCCAGATCGACCGCGCGGAACAGGCGCTCGTTCAGCTTGGGAGTTTCCATAGCCTTTGCGCCGTTACGCATAACGCCGTCAATGGGTCGCAAGGCCATCGGGTCAACGTCGATAGCCATTTCGCCGCCCTCAAACTCCCACAGCAGGCGGCTGTACTGTGTGTCAGCCTCCTTGATTGTGTCCATGCTCTTGGCGAACACGGCCACGCCCATAGGGGAAAGCGGGTCAACGGTGTTCGCCGATGCCACGCGGAACCAGCCAAAAAGCTGCCCATCCACGTTGTTGACGTAGACCACGGGCTTGAGGTCTTTCCACTGCGGTACTTCCGTCAGGGGGATTTCCTTGCCGAGAGCATCGCGGGAACTGGATTTAAAGGCCCGCTGAGTGATTTTGATTCTATCGCCCTCGACGGTGTGCCGCTCAAGGCGGGAATAGTAGATCTTGCCCTCCGAGAACATATCACGGAAAACGACATCGGACAGGTCGCTGTCATCGCCGAAAGCAATGGGGTACAAATCCCAATCGGGGGTATAGTCGAAATAGATATGCCCATCACGGACATACGGCTTTATCGTCATACCGCCCGCCGCGCATCCGATCTCGGTCTTGCTCCGCAGCTGTGTAGCCAGCTTCTCAAACTCCTTGCTCAGAAACTCCGAGCGTGGGTTGGTGATGTCCTCGCCGGTGCTGTCATCCTTGCCCGCCGTGATGCTCCACTTAAATTCAAGCGTGACCTGCCGGGAAATCTCGGACGCGATGAACGCCGGAATGTTGAGGGTTTTGACCTGCTTGCCCTTGTAATTGGGCTTGTCCAGATAGGCCCGGTGCCATGCTTCGAGGGCAATCTGCATCTCCTGCGACAGCGGGGTGTCGATGTTCTCCACCTGCTGAATATTCTGATACGGAATCACTCTGCCTAACACCTGCCTTATCATGGTATAGATACTTGAAAAAATAGACATGGGCTGTACCTCACAGGCCGCGCCGTTTCCAGATTGGATTGAGCGCGTACCGCACACTGTCAATGCTGTGGTTATCCTTATCGGGGTATTGCCCGGTCAATTCGTCGTCTTTGGTGCGCTCGTATTCGTATTCGGCAAACTCTCGCGCCGTTTCCGGGCATCGGTTGGGGTCAACGACGATTTTTACCAGCGATTGCAGCCATTTCATGCTGTACCGCACAGAATCCGGCCCCTTTTCAGTGGGGCGGATGGATGCGCCGTAGGCTTTCAAGTCCGCAATGGATTTCGGCTCGGCACTATCTGCAATAATGAGGTCTTGCGATGTTACGTTCTTTTCTTTCTGCAAGCGCTGCCAGAAAACCTCATTCGGGGTTTTGTTGCAGCGCAGTTCATCGAAAATATAGAGCGTCATCTTTGAGGGGCGGTAGCACATCTTGCTCCAATGGTTGGGGTCGGGATACCAGCCCCAGTCGATGCCCTCGTAGATGTAATCAAACGACGCGATTTCGGCGTCGGTGATTTCTCGCAATTCAAGGTTGCTGAACACCTCGCCGCCCGTGCCCGTGGGGATGCCCAGATACTCATGTTCATAGGCGCGGGGGTTGGTTTGCCGCAACAGCTCCGCATCATCAAAGAACATCTGACCGAGCCATTCAGGCGGCACGGTCAGATAAGTGCTGGAATGAACCAGCCTATCGGGGCGCTGGACAAGCGCCTCCTGATTCATAAAGTTGTTCAGGGTGATGGGCGGGTTGAACGACATGAAATTCCAAAATTTAGAGCCGCCACGGTTGGTTGACTGCAACACGTTTCGGATTTCTTTCATCCCATCGAACGTGTCCGCTTCTTCAAACCATGTGATGGCGCAGTACCCTTTGGGGAATTTCAACGATTTCAGCTTCATCGGGTCATCAAGGCCGCGAAAGAGAATCGTCTGCCCGGTGCTTTTCCGGGTAATGCTCATGGGGGAAACATGACAGATAAATTCGCTGTCAAGGCCCAGTTTGTCAAGGGCAAAGACCATCTGGCTGTAAACAGAATCGCGCAGGGTGTTGGCGGTCTTACGGAATATGACCGCGTTGCAAGCCTCGTTCCCCGGCTGAACCATAATCAGCGGGATAGCAAAGCCGATAAAGGACGATTTCAGCGAACCGCGCCCGCCCTTGAGGAGATATTGCGAGTGCCGATGATCGAGAACATCATCCAGCAGTTCGTCATAGTTGGGCGCGATAACATCTTCGATGTAAACATCAGGCATCGGGCACCGCCTCCCCATCGGCAGGGGTCGTAAC